GACCGTGCCGGCCAATGCGCTGTCGGCATTCGCCCGTGCGGTCGCTTCAGTCTGGATAGCGGCGGCATTTCCGGCAGTGTCGGCGAAGAGCTGCGTGATCTGACTGCTAAGGGCACCGTCCGCGCTCGCACGCGTTGTCTCTTCTCTGATCAAGCGTGCACTGGTCGTACCAAGGCTCGCCTGAAGAACGGTCTGGATCTGCGCAAGTGCCTCCGTCTCGGACGCACGAACTCGACGTTCTTCCGAAATCTCGGCGACAGCATCCCCAACTGCGGCGCGGATCTGCTCGCGCTGGATCTGCCCGACAGCACCTTGCAACGAAAAGGCCGTCGTTAGCTCCTCAATGCGCGGCCGGAGGAAATCATCCATCTCGGCCTGAAGATCCTTGAAGCGATCCCTGACATCGTCGCGCACCTGACCGAGACCGACTTGAATATTGAGGGCCCCGGTCGCCGTCGACGTGGTGCGCCAGGGCGTGAAGTTCCGCAACCGGTCCGGCATGGTCGTGATCGTCGCCCTGGCGACGTAGACCTTTTCCGACAGGATGTTTTTCGTCGTCCGATACCGCCCCAGTTCCGGCTCGGCACTCTGGTCGGTAAACTCTTCGAGCGTACCCTCGACCCGATAGTTGAAGATCACCGAGGTAATCGTCGGATCGTCCGGAGGGGTCCAGACGAATTCGAGCGCCGGCACGTCATAGCCGTTCCCGCCAGCGATCATGCCGGCGTAAACGTCAAAGCCCTGCACAGTGAACAGCTGCGACGGGTTGATCGGCGGCACAGGCGGAATGACGATCGGCCCCGGCGCGATATCGCCATCGTCGTAAATGTCGGCGCCCACTTCCCCGAGAACGAAGGTGACCTCAAACGCTTCCGAGAGCTGCCATTCCATCACCATCCAGGTCTTGCCCTCGAAGGTAACCCATTCGCCCTCCTGAACAGCGAAGCCAACGCGCCGGCTAACTGGAACGGTGGCTGAGCCACCCTTTCGGTTCTGCCGATAACGGATGTTCAGCAGGTATTGCGCGATGTCCGGATCATGCACCTGCAGGAAGTCGTTCGAGGTCTGCCGCGCCCGCTTGTCGGCGGCGACGTCAGCATTGACAACAATCGTCTTCAGGCTCTCCGGNTTCCACATCGCTTCCGGCGAAGTGAACTGGCCGGAGAGGTGATTGAACAGCGCGAACGCCGACTTGCGCAGCTGTTTCTGCTTGGCCCGCTTCACCGGGATATCGGTCGGCGTGATGTCCAGCACGGGGATCTGCGGCGCCCCGACGATGACACCCGACAGACCGCGCCGGTTGATCGCGTAGCCAGCCATGGCGTCGTCGAATGCGGAAAGGGCTTCCGTATGATCGGTATCACTGTCGACCCACAGCGAGCATTGATAGGTCGGTTTGCCCTTGCGCAACGTACGGCAATAGTTGATCGCCGCGAAATACGACGGCAGATCGAGCTGGCCGAGCGACTTGCCCTCGCCAACGATCGTGCGGCCGGAACGAAGGCCACGCAGGCCGAGCTGGTAGTTCAGCCTGTGGATCGCCGGCACGAGCGTGTGCACCCAGGTCGAAGGATCATCGATGCGCTGCGGACCGACGCCGCCGGCGACGGTCGAATCCTTCGTCGGATCGTATTCGCGCAATCCTCGCAGCACGAACTCGATGTCCGGACGCCCCTTGCCGGCGTCGCGGAAGAACTGCAGATGATAGTAGAGCTCGACGACGACATAGCAGAGGCCGCTCAGGCGGCTCGTCGCCTTCCATTTGTTGCCGAGGCCGGCAGTCACGTCGACGAGGCGCTGGTCGACGCCCTGGCCCGGCCGACCGTCATAGAAGCGGATGGAGACGGAACTGTTGCCGTCACCGTCGATGAAGCCCTCTACGCCATAGCGCGCGACCTCGTTGCCGATCGTTGCCTGGGCGACAAGATTGTGTTTCTGGCCGTACATAAAGACATGGGGTTCCAGACCGTCGCACCAGCCGCTCGCCAGAACGAAGACATGGGCGTTCAGTTTGTTGCCTTTGTCCCACTTGGCATAAAAGACGCGGTGGCCCTTCGTCTTGCCGGTGCCATAGAGCGTGCTCGCCGGCACGTCTCCGCCCATCTGCACCTGCCCCTGAACCGCAGTGAACTTTTGCTTGTTCTGCTGGCTCTGCTTGACCTTGGCGAAAGCGAACTTCGCGCCGAAGGCGAGCGCGCCGCCGACAATCTTGCCAACCAGGGCAGAGCCGAACAGCGTCCCGATAGCCGCGCCGATACCAGTGAAAATTGCCATGGAAAGACTTATCCGAGATGGAACGTTGCGATGACGTCGGAAAGGCCGCGATCAGAACGCCCCTTCTCGGTTTTGGTGATGAAGCGCAGGCCGAGGCAGATGCCGACATGCTCGGCGCCGTCAGCCAGGCGAAGTATGACGAGATCTCCGAAGCGGGCCGAGGCGCCGCCGGCGGGCTCCTGCCCCAGCTCGGCCGCGAAGAAGTCGACGAGGCTCGAAAACCCGCGACGCCGCAGTGCGCGTTGTGCACCTGGCAGCGTCCGGTATGCCCCCCGATACTTCTCGACGAGAGAGACGCCGTGCAGTGCGTCCGCCATGGCGCAGCCGAGGTGGAAACAATCGGCCGGGCCATAGGCATAGGGGGTCGATAGCTCACGCGTCAGCGTGGCCTCGACAATGCGAAAGCGGTTCATGGTTACCTCGAAACCTGTCCCCACTCTTCGGGGATGGTGCCGACCGTCGCCACGTATTCGAGGCCCGTGTCGGTTTCGTCATTGTCAAATTGCTGCTCAGCGAGGCTCCGCTTGACTAGCGTTTGCCCACGGGCCGAGCGACCCGGTGGCTGCAGCTCGATGGTCAGCGACAGCGTGCNCGTGCCGTTCTCATCGGCCGCGCCGGTGTCGTAGGTCACATTGTCGATTTCGTAGATGCTCGACGCCAGCACGCCGATGACTTGGTTGGAGTTCGGCGCGCCAACCAGGTGCGTCACGATCACGGGAGCATTGGGATAATCATACTGCTCGACGACAGCCATCGCGTCGGCCGGGTCCGTAACCGGAATGTTCGGCGCGCCAACCAGGTGCGTCACGATCACGGGAGCATTGGGATAATCATACTGCTCGACGACAGCCATCGCGTCGGCCGGGTCCGTAACCGGAATGTTAGAAAATCGGATTGTTCGACTGGTCACGGAAGCGCCGAGGGCGCTGCGCATCTCGCCTTGCTGCAGGTAGCGGTTCGGCAGGTATTTGAGGCCGTTATACGTAAAGGGGCGCCCGCCGCGATGGTAGCCAACTGGTTCGCGGCCGGGCAGATCGAAGCGGATCAGATCGATGCGGGAGATATTGCCACTTTCGAGCGCGGCAATGACAGCGGGATCAAGGATACTCATGAGAAGAATACCTCAGTCGCGGTAAACGAGGGCGAGCGGTTGGCCCAAGATTTTTTGCCGTCGTAGCTACCGGGATCAATCTGCATGGTGCAGGACGGCTTCTCGAAATGGACAGTGCAGGACGTGTTGAAATTGCCGGTATCCAGAGCGTATCGGATCGATAGCGTTGCGACGCCGCCGGCGTTTGCAATTGCAGGTGCGATGATCCGGTGCAGTGAACGGGCAAGCGGGCTTTTCCTGATTTCGACATAGTCCCCGCGGGATAGCTGGAAGCCAGCCGGAAGACCTGAAACCACGATCGTGACGGGGTTCGTGATCGATTGCAGAACCGCATTGCCATTGAATGCACCGCCCCCAGCTTTGCTGCCAGAAAGTGGAAAACCTTTGTCGTGGGCGATGGGTCGTGGGCGGAAAACATCATGTGCCAGAAACGTCTGCCCGTGATCGTCGAGCTGCATCATGAAAGCATCCATGGCGCCGAACTCAGGACGCAGCAGCGGGCGCGTCACGTAGTTGGCAACCCAATACGGCGTCCCGAACGTTTGGCTCTCCGTTCGGCGGCCTTCCATCTGATCGCTATTGCGTGGCTGGATCGGGTCGAACCTGCATTCTACCCAATCCTTTCTTCCATCGCCGAAAATCGGAAGCAAAATGGGATCAGGCATCAGTAAGCCTCGCCGCCGTTTTCATACTGATTCCGCTTGCCCTGCTCGTACGCCCGGAGGTTCTCGATGGTCACATTCTCGCTCTCCGAGCGGATCGTAGGTCGGAACATCGGCCCCTCCTCACCAATGACGCGAAGCACGACCTGCGTTGGCTGCGACTGAGTGGTAGGGGTGCTCGACGGCGCAACGTTCGTGTTCGCCGCACTATGCACGCGATGGTTTGGAATGACTTGCTCGCCGCCCTTGAACCGAACGAGCTCGGGCCCCTTCTCGCCGACCCAGGCAACGCCCGGGCGAGCCGAAGACGTGCCGCTCGCGTAACCGCGGAGACCGGCCCACGGATCGACGGCCGTCTTGCCACCGCCGAACAAACCGCCGAGCAGACTCAGCAGACCGCCGCCGCCAGCACCCTTGCCGGCGTTGCCAACTTCAAACACGGCGTCGATGACGTCGGTCAGCAGCTTGTCGGCAATCCTGTCGAGCACGCCCAAAGCTGCCTCGCCGAACGATTCCCAAACCGACTTGCCCCGCTCAAGCCCCGCGAAGAAGTCGTCGAAGAAGCTATGGGTGAGCATCTTCGAGAACTCGATCGCCTCGCCCATGCGGATGGTTTCGGCCTCGACGGAAGCCATAACCTGGGCGAGCGCGGATAGTTCACTCTTCTGCGCGTCCGTAAGCGAGATGCCGCGCTGCTGCGCCTCGTTCAGGAACTGAGTTTCATAGCGCAGGGCTGCCGCGGCTTCTTCCGTCAGGCCGAGGGCATCCCGCTCCGCCTCGAGCGCAGCAATCTGCCGTTCGGCGCCCTTGACGATGTCATCGTATTTTTCGAGGTCGCTCTTGCCGCCGGCCCGCTTCTTCGACTTTTCGTCGACGTCGGTCAGACCCTTGGCTAGGTCCTTGATCTTTCCAGCTGCAGTTGAGGCGTACTCGCCAATAGCCTCGATACCTTTGCCGACGAAGTCTGTTCCTTGGGCAGCTTTCATTTCGTCGAGAGCGGTCTTCAGTGCTCCGCCGGCCGCACCTTCGTAAGGATTCATAATGTTACCGAACTCGATCGGCTCGATGATCATGCTGTTGTAGTTCTTAAGCGGACGCCCAATGGACGCTGACCACAGTGCATACTTGTTTATGAGGTTGTTGATGCCGTCGACGGTGGTTTGCACCATGGCCTGGACAGCTTTTACCACACCCTGTGCGGTGGAATAGACAACGTCACCGAGGGCAGCCGGCAGCTTTTCCCAGACGGCCTTGATGGCATTGAACCCACCGACGAATGAGCCGATCACAAAGTTGATAGCGTTCTTCGCATCGGCCACAATGTCACGCCCAAAGATCTCGGCGAGCTCATCGCGGAAGATGTTAGCCGCGGCGACAGCTGCCGCTATGCCAGCAACGAAGGCGAGAGCGGGGTTAGCCAGGATGAACGCGCCAGCTAGGATCCCGAGTTGGACAACCAGTCTACCCAGAAATGCTATCAAGGTGACGATGCCGCCGACGATCGCTGGCGCATAAATTAACGTCAGGGCCGCCGCTGCGGCCACCGCGTATGGAGCTATGGGTTCGAGCACGTCAGCCAGGGCGATTAGCGCAGATTGGGCAAGCTTTGACCAATTCACGAACTGCAATAGTGCGGAGACAAGCGCAATGACGCCGATAGTTACGAGGCTCACCGGCGAAAGGACCGACAAGAAGGCCTGCCCAAGCCCCTTCACGGGATTCTCCATCGTCGCGAGCACAGCCGCAAGCTGCGTCCCCTGTTGAAGCGCGATTTGCATCGGCCCCATGCCCATCTGAGCGCTGACCGCGATGTCCTGGAACTGGGCGGCAATGTTCGCCAGATTCCCGCGGCCACCTGCACCCCTGCCGTTCTGGTTCGCCGCGCGGTCCATCATCTCGATTTGCTTGGATGCGGAAGCTGCGGCGGCTCCCTCGGTCGCATACGCCTTTGCGGCGGCGGCCGCCGCGCCGGTAGCACCACGATTGGCCCCCGAAAGTCCATTCGCTGCGGCTTCTGCGCGAGCCGCCGCTCCCGACAGCTGATTGAGCGCCTGCGTTCCTTTTTCGACTGATCCACTTTCGACTTTCAGTCCAAGTGTTGCGACATCCGTCATCGCTTTTCCTTTTCAAAGAACGTGCGCTATCGTCCTGCCGGTTCAATCGGAGGATGATTCATGCGCAGCACTATGGTTGCGATCGCAATTTTGATGATGAGCGTGGGCATTCCGGCCAACGCGTCCGGAGAGAAAGCAGACCCCAGAGCCGTGGACTATTGCAAGGCGACCACGGGCAACTTTGTCGCTGTCGCCGAGTGTTTGCCCAATGCGCACGTCGCCATCAAGACGCTGGACACCTTCGATAAACTGTACCCGGTCGCCGCTCAGCCATTGCGAACGAAATGTGCTGAAAGGAACGAAGGCAATGTCATAGGCGCAGCAGCATGCGTGACGGAAGCTGTGGGCGCCGCGCTAGACCTCAAAGAATCTCTGCCAGCGGGCTCGAAGCTTGACGATCCTGTGTTTGATGCGGTTTCCAATGCCGACCTCAGCAAAAAGCTTGACGAGGCCAAGGAAGCGGCAAAAGCCACGTTCCCGAAGGTGCGCGTATGGGGCGGTTCGATGTATCAGCCCTACAACTAATTCTACGACGATGGCACCAAGGAACAGTTTAAGTAGGCGACTCGACTCCTCGAAAAGTTGTGACATTATCCCCTAGGGAACTGCGGGAAAATCTTGCGTATACACATTCCGGAGCGGATCGCTGCGGCCGCTGCGATGGCGCTCGTGTTGGCGAGTTATACGATCACACCGGGAAAGTTTCGCGAAGCGCTTCAACTCGCTCAGGCGGATATTAGAACCTCGACATTTATCAACTCGCATGTTTCACTTGATGGAAGGTGACACACACGGATGGAGGCTGGCATTTTTTGGTTAGTCCTATTGGTTGCAGCAGGTGTTGCTGTTTATTTATTTCAGAAGTCGAGACCTTCTAAAGCCCACAAAAAACCGCAGGCTATTCTGCAGGAGTGGGGCGCCTCCGAGAAGGGAAACCCGACGCAGATTTACCACGGCAAACACGTGACCGTGTTCGAGTCCGATGGTGGATGGAAATTCACCATCGGTGACCCGAACGATCGACGCGAACCGTATTTTTCCGAACCGTATGAGACTGTCCAATCGTTGCCGGAGCAGCGTCGTGAAGAGCGCCGCCAGAAAGAAGAAGAGCAGCGCGAGCAGTTTGTCTCCGACGAACCGAAAATCATCGCTGCGTTGGCGGCTTCCGCTGACGCGGCGGCCAGCGTCACCGAACTCCGGAAGATTGAGCGCAAAACAGAAACCCAACTTCGGAACATTGACCGTATTGCGGGTTCTATCGCCATTTATGGCTCCGACGAGGCAATCGAGAAGGCGTTGAATGTCCAGAAACAAGCGCGTGAGTTGTTGGAAAAGATCCGCGCGCGCGTCGCCGAACTGAAAGAAAAACCCAAGGCTAACAAGATAGGGCCGTCGACCAGTTAGTTTGCAGTTTCTCTTGCTCTGATCGCCTCACTCTCCTTCTCGATCTCAGTGCAGAACTTTGCGTCCATCGCCTTGAGGATCGCGGCTTCCTCCCTGCTGACAATGTTTCCGGTCACCTGACACCAAGCTATCAATTCCAGGTTGGAAACGGGTACCGGACCAGAGAACCCCGGCGGCTGCGACTGCCGAAGTTCCCAGAACCAATCCCAGATAAAGGCGCCGTGGTCCGGCACCTCGGCTTCCGGGCTTTCCGTCTCAAACGCCTCGTTGCGCTCGCGCCTCGTCTCGCCATCCTTGTCGCGGACGCTATCGTAGCGAGCGACAACAGCGACCGCCTCGGCTAGGGCTTCGCCGAGCTCTTCGTAAAATTTGCCCGATCCTCCGATGCGGCGGCGATCTGGTCATAGATCCAGCCAGCTTCTTCGAGCACCTCGCGCACCTGCTCAAACGTGCATTCCGGCTTGGCGCCCTTCCAATCGTGATCACCCCAATCCCAGGAGGCGACGGAGGCGGCGGCCTTGTCAAGATATTCGGCCTCGACCTTGCTGGACGTCAGTTTCTTCTTGCGACTGGCAAGGAACTTGTCGCTGTGCTGGCGAACGACACGCTTGACCGCGTCGCTTTCGGCCGAACGGATCATGAAGCGGATGCCGATGAGCTCGTCGGTGTCCGGGCCGGTGAGCTTCAGTTCGAAAAGGTCTTCGGAATTGACGAGCTTGGAAATGTCCATGTTTTCACCTCAGATTACGGGATGGGGGTCGGATTGACGCGGATCGGCAGCTGGTTGAGGCCGATCGTGAAGCGTTCGAGTTCGAAGTCGTCAGAGCCGCCGCCCGGGTAGAGCGGGCCAGAAACAACGCCGCGGCTGTAGAAGATGGTATTCGTCTTGCCGGCGCCGCCATCGTTGCGCTCGATCTTGATGGCCATATTGTCGAGATTGAGCGGGTCGCCGAAGGTGCGCAGGATCATCTGCCCCGCATCGTCGAAGACCGAAGCGACCTCGATTTGAGGATCGCCGGCGTTCGCGGTGCCCTTCTGTTTCTGGGTCACCGGCTCGTCGAGCGTGTTGTAGCTGTTCATGGTGCTGTCGGCGCCGAAATCACCGACATTTCCGACCTTGCCAACCTGCACCCAGGTCAGCGCTACAAAGGCGGACTGGATGAGATCGGTATTCTGGGCGAGCGCGCAAACATAGACCTTGCTGCCCTTCTTCGTTGCCTTGTTTGCCATGTTAGTTCTCCGGTTCGAAGGCGTGGTAGGGGATGGTGATCGGGATCTGGACCCGTTCACTCTCTTGGAGCGGGCCTGCCGCCCATGGCTCGCTGCTGATCGTGATCCTCACGCCAGAGGCGAATAGCGTTTGGTTCTTGAAGTGGTCGATGACCTGGTCGACGACTTCGAGGGCGCCGATGATCCCCTGCCCGACCGGCCAAACCACCGAGACCTGAAGCAACCCGCGCTTCTGTTGCGGATCGTCGCCCATAGTCACCTGGCGCGTCTGGTTGGGCATGAAGGCAAGGCGCAGGTACTTTGGCGGCAATGGCTGCCCAGCGACCGGGAACACGACGTTCGGCCCGGCGATTGGCAGCACCTGCGGCATCGCGCGCAGTCGATTGGTGAGCGCTTTGAAGATGATTGCGTCGGAACCAACGGCCATGTATCGATTGCCTATGTCTGAAAAGCCGCCTCTCAGCGACGATGAAGTGTATGAGCGCATCCATGCGGCACTGCTGGCATTGGGCCGGGATAGCGCCGCAACAGTGCGAGGCGACACCTCTCTCAAGGCCGCCCGGAAAGCGCTGACGATGCTTCAGCTTGGTTTGCTGGCAGCGATTGAAAAGAACATCGATACCAACGCCGCGATCAAAGACCCAGCCGGGCCTTCAGCTCGGCAGCCTTTCGATCCACGATAATCGGCCAGTTCTGAGCGGCCAGGCGAACGAAGCCATCGGCCGGCTGGCCGTTCGAGCCATATTCACGGTGCCCGGCATATGCGGCGGTGTAGCCGAAATGGAGCGTGTCCCCGATATCGGCTCCGGCGATAACCGCCTCGACCTGGTCGAAGCTCGTCGCATAGCTGTTGGGCCCAGAGCCGGGCGCCGGGTTCTTGCCAGGAACGATCGAGGGCATCGCCGAGGTAGAAGCGAGGAGCGACGCCCGGAGAAAGCCGGTGTCAACGCGCATGCGCCCGCCCTGCCCGGTCGGCTTCTGCATCTCCTCGACGACCTCTTGAGTAGCCTCTTTGAACACAGCCTCGACTGCGCCATCGACCTTGTCCGCCCACTGTGCAACAGCCGCGCTGAACGAGAGCGTCGCCATTAGGCCGCCTCGGCTCGGTAGCGACGCACGACCGCGCCGATGTAGTCGATCTTGTATTCCAACCAGCAGCGGCAGCCGGACTTTTCCATGATCGGCGCGCGCGGGTCGCCGGGATAGCGAAGCAGTGCACCCGATGGGCTCTGAAACACCTCGTCAACGCCGACGCCCTTGCCGTTCAAGACACGGTGAGTATGCCGAACTCGACTGTCGCCGGCCGATCGCCATATCTTGGTGACGTCCTGCGCCTGCACCTTGCCGGACTCGATCTGCTGCCGCATCGCCTCGTTACGCGCCGAGCCGAGCGCCATCATGGTCTCGGTGCGGGCCAGCATCTCGCCGCGGAGCAACAGGTTCTTGTCGTTGAGCCGTCCGATGATCCTGGTCAACGCTTCGCCGGTGACCGGCTTGCCCTCCCGAATGGCAGCCGACACGCTGCGGTCAAAACGCTTGTCGCGGGTCTTGAGCTCGAAATACTTCTTCATCAGCTCCGGATCGCCGGATGCGAGGTTGCCCCGGGCCCGGTCGATAAACTCGATCTGGTAGCGGGTCAGGCCAATGACGCCACCCTCTCGCCGACCGGTGATACGGTTCTGACGCCCGACCACATCAAGTGCGGTAGCACGCGGATTTGCTCCTCGGGCAAGCCCTTGTTCCAATGCCTGGCGAACACCCTGCCGTTGATCCTCGGTGATGTGCGTGACCAGGGTCGAAGACAGATCACGCAGGATCGCCTCGGCAACCGGATTGCGGACACCAAAGCGCCAGATGACGCGATTGCCCTGCGGATCCATCACCCTCGGCAGTTCGCCGACCGAATTCGTGCCGCCGGCGTTGAAAGCCTCTTGCAGTGCGATTTCGAGTGCAGAGAAAGCCTCGGGCTCAAGCTGCATGGCCTCGATCGCGTCGTTCACATCGCCGCGTTCGAGGCGTTCGACGACACGCGCGAGGATGATACTCGACTTGATGTCGTCCACCGCCTCTCGAAATGCCGCGGCAAGGCGTGGTTCGTATATGGCGAGCAATTCGTCGAATGTCATACGATTCTCGTTTTTTGGCCGGCCGGAAGGATTATGATGGTGGCTAACCACAGACCGTTAGCTGGCAATCTCAGGGCGCGTATGATCCTCTTGTTGCTCGTTTTCATTCCATTGGCTTTCTACGCGCATGGCTTGGCTCGCGCGGGCTTGGTTTTGCTGATCGTCGGCATCATGTTTCAAGCGTTTATCGGCCCGCTGGATCCGGTTACCCAGACGATCGCAAATGCCCTCGATTTGGTTGCCGACCCGATCCGGGACTTGCTTGAGCGGGGCTAAAATGCTGTTCGCCCCTGGACGATGAAAACAACGTTCGTGATGCCGTCGAACTTGTTCGGATCGCCATTCACGATGGCGTAGTCGGTACCGTTGGCAGTGACGATGTCGCCGACGGTGGGCTCGATCGCGAGACCGACAGTCGAAATGTAAATCTGCATGTCGCCGGTGCGGATGACCGTTCCGTCTATGTAGCGGGCCTCGTAGGCCATCGGGACGAGCGTTGCCGGGTAGGACGTCACCACAGGCTCGCCGCCGTAGACAGTATCCGGAGGCGTTGAGCGCATGACCGCGCCCGCCTGGCCGAACTCTTCGATGAGCTCAGCGGCTGTGGCCTGCAACTCCTGATAATTGAAAGTGGCCAAACGATATGCTCCTATCTCACCGCTAGAGAAGGATTTGGTATTGATGGCAAAGAAGCAGGCTCTGACAGGTGACTTTGTGGTGATCAAACTGAAGGATGATGCCTATTGCTTTGCCAGGGTTTTGCGGGAGCCGTACTTGGCCTTTTATGACGCGTGCTCAAGGGAGACGCTGAAGATCGAGGAACTTGTCTCGCGAAAAGTGATACTCAAGCTGGCAGTTATGAACCGCGCGGTTACGAGTGGTCGATGGCAAGTGATCGGTCACCTGCCATTGGAGGAGGAGCTCCAAGTACCCATAAAGACGTTTAAGCAGGACGCCATCAGTCAGAAACTTTACGTCTACGTTGATGGCCAAGAAAGGCCGGCAACGCGTGATGAATGCGAGGGTCTCGAGCGAACGGCAGTCTGGGACCCCGAACACGTTGAGGACAGACTCCGCGACCACTTCGCTGGCGTACCAAATAAATGGGCAGAGTCCCTGAAGCTCAAGGCGTGACGCTGATAAGCCGAGCTTCACAAGATTGGACTTAGCCAACCGATCTTATTCCGATGCAGACGAGGCTGTCGTCGCGCAGGAACGGCGCCAACATGCCATCGACGACTGAAATGATGGGGGTGAGGTCAGCGCCCGTCTCGCTCTCGCTGGACGTGCTCTGATATTCCACCTCAAGCTGGCCTACCTTCTTCCGCTTCACGCGGGTGGCGCCGGAGCCTACGACAGACAGGCTGCCGGGCTTCGTCGCTTCCTGGTAGGCAGCATAGAATGATGCATGGATGACCGCCGCCGGCACAACGTCGGACGGGATCAACTTTCCGCTGACGATCGCGCCTTCGCGTGGCCATTGGCGTTCTTGGTCATAGGCTGCAATGCGGCCGACGAAACGGGAGCCGTATACCGCGTCGATATACTGGCTCCCACGATTGCGAAGGACGGCAGGCGACGGCGCACCACCAGGGAGCGTGTAGCCGTTCTCTGTCAGCCACGCCTGAAACGTGCTGTCTTCACCATAGCCTGCCATGATTGCCCCTTACGGCTGGGTTGCCAGGTCTTCGAGGGCGGCAACGATGTCCGCCTTGTTGGCCGGCGTCTTCTCGCCGAGCAGCTTAGTCGCTGCTGCCTTGAACGCCATGAACTGGCTGCCGTCGGTTGCCATCTTCAGGACATCGGCCGCCGTCTTGGGTTCGCCGCCACCATCGCCGGTGACTGCTTCCTTGTTCTTGCCACCGCCGGAAATGACCTCATACCGGCCAGCCCAACCCTTCGGCTCTTCCTTGACGTCAAGCTCGGTACCGACGGCAATCTCGCCGTCCTTGCCGAAGATGCCGCCGCGTGTGATGCGGATTTTCATCGGATGTTCTCCAATTGAGGGGGGAAGCCCTGCGCAATGGCGGGGCTATGAGGTTCAGTCGATGTCGGTCGAGTAGAACACGCCGGACTTGCCGTTGATGTCCGCCCGGATCTCGATGCCCATCGCCCCCATGATGAGGAACTGATAGTTGTCGGTCGGGTTAGTGCGGGTGATCGCGGTCGTGTTCACGGCCATGCCGACAAGCGGGCGGATGAAATCAGCCGACGGCACAAAGCCAAAGAACTGGTTGCCCGAGAGCTCGAAAGACACCTCGATCTTGTTGATGCGACGGTTCTTGGCCACGAACTCCAGGATGGTGCCCGGCTTGAAGCCGGCGGCGGCGGAGTAAGCCTTGTCCCACGCGCGGGCGATCTCAGGCGAGATGTAGAGGTTCACCTTGCCCGTGATCAGGTTCGCATCCAGCATGGCGCCGAACGGACCCGAGAAGAACGCATCGATCTGGTCGGCCGTGGCCGTGGTGAGATCGATGTTGGCGCCGCCGACAGCCGAACCAAGGTTGATGACCTTGGAATACGGAGAAGTGCGGATGCCGTAGGCCGTGTAGCCTTCGAAGACGATCGAGGAATCGCCGTCGAGGGCATAGAGGGCCATGTCGCGACGGATCTTCGCGGTATGGGCTTCCTGGTCGTCCAACAGTGCGTCGAAGTTCTCCGACTGCAGCGTATTCCATTCCCGCCACTCGCGACCGTAGGCCGTGGAGAAGATCGGGACCGGAGTGCCGCGGTAGTCGTAGGTGACCTTATCCATGGTCACCGGGACCTGGCCGGACATGGACCGGACCACTCGACCGGCGTCCGAAGACACGCGGTTCAGGTGGACGAGCTTGCCGATATTCACCGCCTTTGCCAGCGGCATCAGGTCGGCCATCCAGACCTGACCTTCGTCCGCACGCATAATGCGACGGGTAATACCGTCGAGATCCAGCCACGCATCACGCGGGAGGATCGAAGCCGCGTTGCCCATGAACTCGGCGGTGAGGTTCGCCAGCACTTCTTCCGAACGGTGGAAGTGCTCACGAGCCATCGACACCTCATTCCACCACACCGAGTGCGGTCGGGAATTTGTGACGAGCTGTTCGTCAAAATAGCGCATCTGGATTCCCCCTTACGATGCAGCAGACAGGTAGCTCTGGCTTCCGGCGGGCCGGATGCGGATGAGCTGTTCACTGCCAGAGTTGTTGTTGTAGACCTCGTCGGAATAGGCCACGACGAGATCCGAGAGAGCCGCGATGGCGAGCGTCCCGGTGGCGCCGGGGGTCAGCGGAGTGCCGACAGCCGTGATGTTGACGCCGTTGGCAATACGGGCGGCATAGAGGTGGTCGCCTTCCATCTCGATACCGATAGCGGTGCTGTCCTGGGCCCAGTCCGTATCGACGCCCTTCATGGCGAGGTAATTGTCCTGGATAAGCCAGACCTTGCCGACGGTGGTCGCGGCGGCGAGCGCGAACTTGCCGGCGGTGATGACTGCGATGCGACCGGGCTTCAAAGCAGCGGCGGCAAGCAGTTCCTTGACCTGCGGCTTGGTCTTTTCGACCGGGCCGAGGAAGATCTTGTTATAGCGGGCCATGGGTTAGTCTCCCTTCGGCAGCTTGAAGGCCGGCTTTTCGCTGGTGTTGCCCTTGAATGCAGGGTTCAGCGGGGCCGCCTTGCCCGGCTCGGCCGTCTTGGCGAGAGCGCGCAGCGTGTTGAGCGGAGTTGCCTTGGCCGTTTCCTCATCGAGGACGTTGGCCTTGACGATCTTGGTGACCAGGTCGGCGTGTTCGGCGTCTTCCTTGGCCTTCTGGTTGGCGACCATCTCGGCCTGCTGATCCAGAACCGGCTTGAGGGCCGTCGTGACAGCGTTGGCGATCGTTTCACCGATCTTTCCCATGCCTTCCGAGAGGGTCTTGACCTCATCGGAAAGCGACTTGAACTGCTCATCAGAGACAGGCATGTCGTCTTCCTTTCGATTGGTTGAGGGTGACCGCTCCGAAATGCCAAGGCCTTCCAGGATGACGGCTTTCAGTTTGTCCAGGAGGCCCGCCCGCTGGCGCTTCTCCAAGGCTCGGGCGAGGGAATCCATCGCCCAATCGATGTCACGCTCGGCCTCATCGATGGCTGAGTTGATGACCTCGATTTCTTCTTGCTCGCCTTTCGCGTTGACCAGCATGCCGACGCCCTGGTCAGGCGTGGCCGCGCCAACCTCACCGAGGAGGATGGCGTCATGGTCGAACTCGATATTGCGAGCGATGTGTTTGTGATCTGAGGCGTTGGCAACAGCCTCTAGATTGGCAAGCAGGCCGGTCGAGGTGTGGACCGGCTCGCCCTTCTCGATGGCGGCCAGAACATCCTTCCCGCCCTGGGATCGATTGGCGACCTCGACGTCGATGACCTTGTCGAGGAAGACGCGACCGTTCTCACGGCGGACGTTCTCATTCCATGCGCCGATGTAGCCGACGTTGATCCCCTCGGGGTCGCGCGCAGAGACGAACTTGCCGTTGATCATCGGGTGACCGAGCGGCGCCGGAGTCCGGTTAAGACCGGCAAAGCTCTTCCCGATCTCGTCGGCCGGGTAGCGAATGCCGTTCATGATGATGTCGTCGGGCAGCGTGGCGCTGGGGACGATGACGACATCACGGCCGTTGCGCTTTTCCTTGCGCACAGCCTTTGTATTCGCCAGTGACCTGACGTTCACACGCACCTGGGGCATGGGTGATTATTCCTTCTTGGTCGGGGGCTTCGTGCCCACGGCGGCGGCCGTTTCGTCGTCTTCGACGTCGTCGCGGTACTTGTCGGCGTCCTTCAGCGGCTCGTATCCGGCCGCACCACGGATTTCCTCAGGGGTGAAGCCCCATTCACCACTGTCCTTGAGCTTCGTGTTCACGTCGGCCATCTTGTTGGCTCGATCGATCTTCTCGACGATCGACGCCTCGGTCAGGTCGGTCCAATCGAGGTGCCAGTCCTTCTCAGGCAGGATACCGACCCGCTCTAACCGATTGACCAGCGACATGATGTTCGGGACCGTCTGGTTCGCCCGGCGCGACATGTTCGTCTGGGCCCACTCGCTAGCGTCTTCCTGGCTGGCCCGCTCGCCCGTCTGCATGCCGACAAGGATCTTCACCGGCATGTTCATGGATGCCCCGAAATCCTGCAGGGCGATGGCATAGAAGTGTTCGGGCGACGGCAGAGTGACGTTGAGTTGCTTGGCCTGCATGCCCATGATCATCAGGAGCTGGTCGAAGCCGGCGTTATATTCGGCTACCTGCTCATTCATCTTGTCGGCGAGGTCTTCGACCGCGACACCCATGGCACGGGCCATCATGTCGATCTTGGCGTCTTTATCGACCTCAAGTACCGGCGCTGACTTGGCGTTCTTCCAGAAGCCCTCACCGCCGGCGCCGCGCACCTTCTCCATGTCGACGAGAGAATTGTAGCCGGGCTCAAGCGCTGAGGAGCCGTGGACTGTGCCATCCTTCGACCAGATGATCACTCGATCGGGGTGGATAACGAGGTTGCGAGGCTGCTTGATCGTCGTATCGACAGCCGATTCGTTGAACTGAAACATTTTCGGCTGGCCGTAAGTCTCGGAAGTTTCATCCGTGTCCCACTGCGAAACCTGTAGCTGCCCTTCCCATGCCGGGATGATCTCGACGAGGCCATCGAGGCCGCCGCCGACGTGATCGACCGGCTGATCGAACCGCTTGCTGTCTGCGAAACGCAGGATGATGCCAGCATAGGCGCCAACCATCGACATGCGGTCCGCTTCAGCAAGCCGGGCCCAGAGGCGAAGATCGTCGAAGCGCTGGCGGATTTCCCTTTCCAGCGTCGTTTCGTCGTCCTCACCGCCCTGCGAGCCGTCGCGCTCCTCTTCCAGCAGGAATGGATTGTCCTGCCACGTCTTGCCGATCGTCTTGTTGACGCCGGCCGCGGCGACACCATTGCGGCAATACATCCGGTAGACCTGCATGAAGGACAGGTTTTCCGGATAGCCGAAGTCCTTGTAGTGGTCGTGTTTCGTGTTCCCGTTGGCGAAGAAGGACGGGAACATGCTGCTTAGGCGCCGCTGGGCGTAATTCGCCAGGCTGACTACTTTGCTCATCGGTGCCTCTTGGTCAGGAACATGGCGACGGCAGGGCCAGCCGTGATGTTGACGTTGTCCGCTGCGATCACCGCGTCAGCGAGGTTGTGCGATTTGACGCCCAAGTCCTTCTTGAGCTTCAGCTTCGGGACGACGCGCTTCTTGCCTTCGCTCTCGACCCACCAAGGGACGCAAAGCTCAGTGAAGAGCGCGTCCAGCTTCTTGGCGCCCATGGCCGAGGAGAAGGATAGGACGTCCTCTGGCTTGATCGGGTGCCCTCTGGTCACGGCGTTGAAGGTGAGCATCGCCTTGCGGGCAGTGTTGGCCCAGGCCTGCGCCTTCAGGTTCAGGTACTCGTCCTTGTTGAGCGGGCTGTTGTCATTCAGCGCGTCGCTCGGCTTGTCTGGGTCCATGACAGCGCCGCCGGCGTGGAAAGCGTAGTGCTCGACTTCTGAGCCGTCCGTTTGGTTCTGCTCGTCGATGTAGCCGCCGACGAAGGCGCCGACGCCGATCGTGTCATAGGAGACGGTGGCGCCGGCATGCTTGGCCTTGGCCCACACCTTCTTGGCATTCTGGACGAGCTCATCCTTCCCAGATGCCCAATCCTCAGCGTCAACGAAAACGCCATCGATCTTGTCAGCGGTCGCGCTGTTGTCCTCGCCGTCGTCGGCTGGGTCGAAGCCGATGATGTTGCGGCCGGTCAAGCTGACCTTCAGGACCTTCTGAGCGTCAACGCAGGCGTCAAGCCAGCGGCGCTTGAAGATCGAGAGCTCGCTGTCGCCGAGCGGTACGCCGCGATAGACGTGCTCGAATAACTCCGGATCGCGTTCCTGCATCGCCGCGATATCGCGCAGCGCCTTGGACGACAGGAAGGGGTTCGAGGTGTAGTTGATCTGCTTGACGACGCAGTGCGGTGGCGTGTTGACGACGAAGTTCTTCCAGACGTAGTCGGTGACCAGCTTCGGATTGAACAGCAGGATCGCCAGGCTGTCTTCCTTGCGGATTGTCGGCCCGATGACCGTCCATTGCTCCTCGGTCAGCTTCTCGGCTTCTTCCACCCAGAGGGTGTCGACATCGGAGGTGCCCTTGATGTCCTCAAGGTTGCGCTCGATGCCGTAGAAGATGAACTCCGCGCCCGTCCTACGATGAATGATCGTCGTCTTCTGGACATCGAAGGCCTTACTGAGCCCGAGATGAGCGATCGCCCATTTCAGTTCGGTATAAACCGAATCCTGGATGCGATTCTGGAAGCGGCGGATGCAAAGCACCCGCATCTTCACTCCAACATGGTCGACCAGGCGCACGAGCTGGCACGCCGTGTCTCTTGTCTTCGAGCTTGAGCGTCCACCGTGGAGAACCGCGATGTCTGCCTGTCCAAGGAAGACTTCTTCCCAAAAGCTGTGAAGCGCAGGGTTGGTGAGATGGGTGGTGGCGTCTAGCTCTTTTCGCTGCGCAGCACTTCCCGCCATGTTCTTGTCTCGGTCTGTATCGGGGCGCCGTCAGGTCCGGAGTGCTCATGCCGCTCAACGAACATGCCGAGGTGCTTCCCGATATCCACGAGCGCGCCCTTCTTGTCGTGGAACTTGACCTTGATTCCGCCGGTCGAATTCTGGCTGATCTCTGAGATTGCCGCGGCTGTGTCGTCGTCGATCTCGTCGCTGGAAATCAGCTGGACGTTGTTCGTGACGACGTTCTTGATCACGAGGACATCACCGCCATCCGGGTTGTCCTCCTCAGTCACCAGCGTGCCTTGCCATTTGATTGCCTTGCGGATGTCGGCGAACCCAATCTTGGCTAGCTCTGCCAGGACGCGTTCTTTCGTGATGGCGAGCTTGTCTATGGCCTTCTCGGTGGCCTTTCGCTCTACCGTCTGCTCCCACTCCAAAAGCTCGGCGACGCGTTGTCTGATGTTGTCTTTCTGCTGTAGTCGAGAAGCATTGCCCCGGTCAGGCTTGAAGCCGGCCTCCTCATATGCGTCATCTGCTGTCTTGCCTTTGACCAGCGCCTGGGCAAACTTCTCATGCCGGGGATTTTTCAGTACTGGCATGGGTAAACCTTGGGAGGAACAATGACAGGATTTCCAGACAAGCCGCCGACATCATTCGGCATCGAAGAGACTGGTGACAAATTCCCTGCCGTCGTTGGGCACAACGGCAATTTCGACCGGAAGGTCTTCAACACGAAGTCTGAGGCAATGGCCTATCTTCAGCGCAGAGAGAAGGAAATTTCGCTCGGCCGCTGAGGTCTCCAGTCGGGCTCCTCTACTCCGACAGAACCTGTGAATTCCGGGTGTAACTGCGATAGCGCTTGCGACTCAAGGTCGATCATCGTTTCGTCGGCTGGCGCGCTCCGCGAATTGGGAATGCCCGAGTCACCGAAGGACACGACATGATTAGCGAACCAAAGAAGAACTCAGTTCGCGAGCCGTTCAGGCTCAAACTTTCCCCAAATGTCCGGCTACGCATGACAATGCAGCGAGAGATGCAACTCGATACCGACGCGGCAGTCTTCACGGATTCTCTTTACGAGAAGTACCTTTCAATGCACCGATCGGCGATTTTGCGCCAAGACGGAAACCTCAAGGCCGTCGTCCTTGCCGACATTGGCTTAGCAATGCTTCTTTTTGGAAAGAACGTAACGATTCCCGGCACGTCCCTCGGCTTGCATGACATTCCAGCTGGGATTCAGGTTCTAACCGCCCTCTCCTCGTTTGCATTTTTGATGTTGTCCCTAACTTTCCTGAACTCACAGCTTTACCAGGCAGTTATAGAGCAGTTCAGCATTCGAACGGCCGCACCAAGACAAATTGATCCGGACTTTCTGACCGCCGCAGACACCTTCACGGAGTTATACATCAAAGCGTTTCGGGGAAAGATGAATATCTTTGGCATAGATTTCTACGAAGCGGGCCGAGGCTTCAGAGCGTACTACGGAGGATTAATAATAATACTAGTAGCCGCATTCATAAGCATTTTGCTGCTACATCTAGCAGTCATCGGTTACGGAGTTTGGCTCAGCCTTAATTGGAGTTGGCTGTCTGCCTTATTTGTTTCTTCTGTGTTTCTGACCAATTTAGCGGCCGTTGGAGTTAATCTCGCGACCGAGTTTTCGTTTACAATCACCGAAGAACAACTCGAACTACCTCTAGATCAGCGTTAATCACCAGATGACACAATCTCTAGCCTCTCCTGAGGGCACAAATTGATACATCGAAGACCGGGCGGTTAAGCCCGGCTCTCCATTTCAGGCAAGCGGGATCAGGTTCGCGACGAAAACCCCGCTGACCGGCTGACAAACCGGCGCGGGGCTCTCCGGCGCTGAAGTTGGTTGCGGAGACAGGATTCGAACCTGCGACCTCGTGGTTATGAGCCACGCGAGCTACCGGGCTGCTCTACTCCGACAAAAACCCTGAATTTCTACTGAAAGTTAAATCGCTAATACACGCCCAACGAGGTGAGAACGCGCCGTGTACGAAAGAGGATTGCTAACCCATTAGTATTAGGGAACATATGAGAGGTAATCCGCCCGTAGTCGCGTAGCGGTTGAGAACCTTGAGAAATAGCTCCAGCACTCACCAGAACGATCCGAGAACGGGTTATGCACGAAACGGGGCGTAGAAACCCATCAGATTTTTAGGCCATCGAGCCCGAACCACACTAAAACGCCAGAACGAGCGGCGAACATCCACAGGACATACAGCGCATGTCTAACCTGGATCAGCTCTTGGTGAGTAGGAACAAATTGAGGCGCGAAAAAGGGCGGCTTTGGCCGCCTTGAATTTCGGCAATATGCGGCTATGGCGGGAGGCGGTGAGTTCCTCCCTAAGGCCCGGCGAGTTTTCCCTCTAATCGAGGTCCGCAATCAGAACAGCCTGCAAATCACCAAAGATTGCAGTGATTCTAAGCGACTTTGTCGATCAGTTCAAGCGGCAGATCGACGTGTACAAGGCCACCAAGGTATTCGACCACAGCTTTGACGGTATTGCGTCCGGTGACATCGAGCACGGACGCGAGCATGCCCCCGACGAGGCGATGTTCGGGAGCGACCCTAACGACTGTCGACCGTGGGAATTCCTCCTGCAATTGCTTGCGGCTCCGCTTCTTTCGCGCGTCGCGCTCTCGCTGGAGGGCGGAACCCGCCATGGCCTCGGCGTCTCGCAGGCCCTCGACCTCGAAATCTGAGATGCGCAGCGGATAGCCCGCGACGCCCAGAATCGCCGTCACCCCGTCAACGCGGGAGAGCCGATAAAAATCTCGCGTCGGCAGATAGACGAACGAATAGCCGGTGATCATGGCGAAGCGGCGCTCGATCAGTTCCTTGGTCCGGTGGTGTTTGATGTCCTTCCGGAAGGACGGCATGAAGATTTCGAGGTCGGCGTCTCTGACATTGCGCTCGATGATGAATTCGCCCTTGCGGTCCTCGCTCTCGCCAACGCGCGGCGTTGCTGGGCGTTGTGTTCCAGGACGGGTTTTGATTGCGTACCAGCTCATTGGGCCTTCTCCATTTCGATCTTGCGGCAGGAAGTCAGAACGGTGGTGTGGTCGCGGCTGAAGATCCGCGCGATAGCCGGCAGCGACATCTTCCGCTGATGGCGAAGCTCCCACATGAGTAAATGGCGGTGTTCCGTGATCGATCGTACCCGCGACGGGCCGACCATCACCGCGAAAGGAATTCGAAGCTCGAGGCAACGCAGCTTCACGTGTTCCGTCGGCGACAATCGCGGCCGCTGCTGCAGACGGTACGCTCGATAGGCCCAGACGTGATCATCGGCCGGTGCGCGAAGCTTCGGCTTCGGAACGTAGACCTTCGGCGGCTTTGGCGTCCCGAGCAGCTTACGACGACGGAAGAGGACGGCGGCGCGATAGATCGGATCGCTGATTGCGGGCTCTTGCGGGAGTTCAAGCAGCATTTGCAGCCCTCCTACCGTCGGACATGTCAGCCCAGCCGTTGCCGTCAGATGGTTCGAGCAGGTGTGCAGGCACCCGGCAGCCGGGCTGACCTGGAGCGGGGCCAAGTTCCGAAGCGGACCAGAGGCGTTGCTTTCGAGCGAATCGGAGACGACGGGACCAGTCCTCGTCGGCCGTGGATAGCTGCGGCGGAGGGGTGAGGCCCTTGCCGGCGGCGACACGGCGCTCGTAGGCTTCTCGGATTGCTGGGATGAAGTACGACCAGGAGCCGGCAGGACGAGACATGCGCGCGACCCTCGCCCGGATTACCGGCAGGATATCGGTTTCGAGATCAACGCCGGCGGTGATCAGCTCGACGATCGGGCCGACGACGAAAGCGCCGTGAGGCTGGATGCCGTTGTCGCCGGCAGCATCGATCAACTTGCTTTGAAGATCATCGAAATCATGCTGCGCAGGAGCTACGCTGCTAAGCGTAGCTCTTGTATCTGTGTCTGTGTCTGTGTGGTTGAACGTCCGTTGAACGTCCGTTGGCTTCGGCGGTTGAATTTGTTGCTTTTTTTGTGCGCTAGCTTTTCCGGCTCGTGAGTTGATTTTCAACTTGCTCGCGCGCCGTGAAATTTCGGCCTCGGCGCGGCGGTTGGAGAGCATGCCGTCGACCAGGTTGAACTTGCCCAAATCGACCAGTCTCACGATGATCTTGGAGAAGGCATTTTCGCGCATTCCGCAGTAGGTCGCGAGGCGTACCGGGTGAAACTCGATCGCCCCGCTCTCTTCGTAGATGCGGCACAGGATCATGGTGTAGACGCCGACCTCCTGTGCTGAGAGTCCGCGGACGCCGTTCATGAAGTCCGCCGGGTAGAAATCGAAATAGGGGATATGCGGTCTGCTCATGTCCGCGCTCCGTTTCTGACTGCTGAGTAGGCCATGTCGGCAAACAGATGCACGGTTCCAAGCGACCCGTTGCGCTGCTTCGCGACGATGAATTCGAGCTTGTTGCGGCTGGCTTCGAGGCGGTCTTCACGCGCCGCCTGCTCTTCGTAGGACCCGCCCTGCTCACGCTCGAGGTAGTAGGCCTCGCGGAACAGGAAGGCGATCATGTCGGCGTCCTGTTCGATCGCACCGGAATCGCGAAGGTCGGAGAGCATCGGGCGCTTCTCCTCGCGGCTCTCAAGCGCACGGTTCAGCTGCGACAGCAGCACGACGGCGATGTCGAGCTCTCTGGCGAGCGATTTCAAGCCGGACGTGATTTCGGCGATCTCGTTCACACGGTTGCCGCTGTAGCGCGACGATGGCCGGATAAGACCGAGATGGTCGATGAAGAGCACTGCCATCGGATTGCCGTTCTTGCGGCTGTCCTCAAGCATGCGCTCGGCTCGTATACGGATGTCGGTGACGGTCTGGCCGGACTGGTCGTCGATGATCAACGGCAACTGATTGAACCGCTCCTGCGCGGCGACAATGGTGTCCAACTGCTCATCGGTGACGTCGCCGCGGATAATGTCGCTGTAGGGCACGGAATTGCCCCGGTCATAGAGAACATCGGAGATCGCGCGGGCGGCGACCTTCTCAGCGTCCATTTCGAGTGAGACGAGACCACAGCAGACGCCAGCCTTGGCAGCGTCGATCGCCACCGAGAGCGCAATCGTCGTTTTCCCCATCGATGGCCTGGCGCCGATCAAGGTGAGGTCACGGCGCTGAATGCCGCCGGTCATTCGGTTGAGATCGACAAGCCCCCACGTGACGCCCGTGATCCCGGTACCGTTCTGCTTTGCCTCGGCGGCCGATGTGACAGCCCGCATTGCTGCGTTGGCGATCGAGACACGCGTCTTACGAGTCGGGCCCGAGCGAACCTCGGCCATGATGTCGTCGATCGTCTTTGCCGCCTCATGCGCCAGGAACCGGACATCGGCCATCGGATCATTTGCGGCGGCATAAATGCGCCCTGCTTCATTGGCGAGCGCGAGCCGCGCCCACTGCTCAACGATCTTGCGGGCATTCTCAGGTGAGGCCGCCGCGCCGGCCGTCGCCGTGGCAGTCAGCCGGGCGAGATAGGCGCTGACCTTCTTGTCGGTCGCCTTCTCGAAAACAGCAACTTTGTCTTCTGGTAGGAGCTTCCGGACGAGCGCCGGATTGCACAGGTTGTAGTGCTCATAGGCTGCCTTGATAGCCCGGTAGATCTCTTGGTGAAACTTCTCGACGAAATGATAGTCCTGGAGCGCAGCAAGAGTTTCCTGGCTCTCACCCCCGTACATCAGCGACCCGAGCACGTTTTGCTCGATATCGGCGACATAACCTTTGGTATCGAAAACAAGAGCGTTCATGCGGACGCCCTTTCGAAGCCGACGAACTCTCGCTGGTCCTCTGTCATGAAGAGCCCAAGCCATCTTGCATGCGCGCGGCCTGCAGCGATCCCGTCCTCGATCTTCCCTGTGCTGTCTGCCAGCTTTTTTGCCGACAGATAGGCATTCCATGCCTTAGACACGTGATCCTCCAAGACGACGACGTTTCTCATCGGTGGTCACCTCTTGCGATGGCTTGGGAGAAGGAAACAGCGTCATCGACGCTGTGCAGCGTGAACACCGGGGAGCCGCGCCAGTCCTCGGCAAAGGACTGCTGGTTAGCGTTCAGCCCCTTGCCGTATCCCTTGGCGCCGGTCTTCACCTCGACGAGGTAATTCCGACCGCGGAATCCGCACAGCAGATCAACCGGCCTTTCGAGGCGGTAGACGCTGAAACCGACGCGTTCGAGGACGGCGACAATCGCCGGCTCGGATGCATCGCGCTTGGCGTTGTGACGCGGCATGCTCATGCTGCGCCTCCGAACAACGGCCCGGCGTCGTCTTCCACGAGCCCGCGTCGCTTGATGATTTCCCGGCGCTTTTCATCCGGGCCGGCGAGGCAAAGACGCATGCGCTCGGCGATGTCCTGCTGATACTCTGGCTCGCGCTCGATCAGGACGGCGTTGAAGCCTTCCCGCCATGCAGCCTCGCCTGTAGTGCCAGTGCCTGCGAAAGGGTCGAGCACGACACCGCCGGGAGGCGTGACCAGTCGGCAGAGGTAGCGCATCAGGTCGATAGGCTTGACTGTCGGGTGTTTGGATCCGATGCGATCGTCGGCGTCAGCTTTGGACGAATAGAAGAAGCGGGCCGCAGATCCCGTATCGCCGCGCGGTTCGAACTGATCTCTAGCGCCGTAGTCGCCGAAGACGTTTACCGATGTCTTGGCGCCATTTTCTGGCCCAACAGCCATTTGCTGCCCTGGCGCCTCCGGGAAGGCCGACACGACTTCGTCGCTACCATCGTGGATGAGGTTGGCGGGCCAGCGGCCTTTCTCGCTCGGTTCTGCCGGTACCGACGCTTGATGTAGTCGATAGCCGCCGTTGCCCTCGGTCTGGTTTCCCCATGGTGCAGGATCTCCATCAACCCTGCAGCCGTCGATGTTGACCGCGCCGGTACCGTGAAGCATCACGTTTGCCGTCCCGGTCTTCTCGCCGAAAGGCTTCTGGCCCATGTAGATCGGCTCGATCGCGGGCTTGAGCGCCTGCCCGCCGTAGCGCCAGCCGTCGTAGCCTTCGGCCTTGAGGCGCGTTGCTTTCGGGAAACCAGAGCCGAACACCCAAGCGATCATCGGATGGGTGATGAAGCCTGCATCCTCGATCGCCACACACATGCGCCAGAAGCCGCGCGTTGATGCGAACGCGAGAATGTATCCACCCGGCTTAAGAACGCGCTGCACGGCCTGCCATGTCGCAACCTGAAAGGCGATATCGCCGCCGTCCCACGACTGGCCCATGAACCCGGCAGCATGGCGGCCGTAGGCGTGTTTCCCGACCGTTGCTTCCGTGCGTGGTGGCATGTCGCCTCCGAAGCGCTTCACGATGCTTGTCAGATGGTAGGGAGGATCGCAGACGACACTGTCGACGCTGTTCTCTGGCATGGCGGCAAGGATCTCGATGCAATCCCCAGCGTGAAGCGTGACGCGTCCGTCGAGAAAGTCGATCATGCCTCGTCTCCCTCGTCGCGGAACAAACACGGCACGGCATCATTTGGCCCCGTAAAGAGGAGTCCATCATGAGCAAGAAACCTACTGAACAGATCCCGAAGCTCCCGGATCCTGAATTCCCGCCAGATATGCCGCGAGACGTGCCCAAGCCACCGGACAGAGAGCCCGACGTCCTTCCGGACGAGATTCCCGATCCGAGCCCGGATGAGAACCACAAGCCACCGAAGCTCAAGACGTGACGCCAGCGAAGCAAGCGCAAGGACAGGGAGCTGACTCATGCAGCCGCCCCGCGCTTTTCGAGGGCAGCCAGTGACCGATTGCACCGGTCACGAAGACGGGTGATCACCGCGAGCTTGTGCAGCTTCACGCCGTTGTCCGACTTATTCATGCTGGACTTGAGGCGGAAGATCTGGGCTTCGAGTTCGGCTATCTCTTCGCGGAGGAGGTCGATGTCGGTCATTCCGCCTCCTGACGATTACGGCGGAGCTCGGACGCTTTGTGATCGACGCGAGCGAGCGTCATCAGCACAGGCTTGAGCTCATGGGGAGCCGTGTCGTAAGCCATGACGCGGGTTGCGCGACCACCGTTCAATCGTGGCAAGACACCGCGCGGAATCATCAGCCAATTCACCGGATCGGTATTCAGCCTGTTGCCATCAACGCACTTCAGGCACATGCCTTCTGGCAGTGGACCATTGATCCGTTCCCAAAGATGAAGATGCTTCAGGACATAGCGGCGCTCGTAGCCGGTGTGCGGGTTCTCCTGGGCGACGCTGATCTCAACGTAGCCGTCCTTACTGACGCGCTCGTGGCCCAGAAATTTGGTGTTATGCGGCAGGCCGCCGGCCTTGAACTGCGTTCGGCGCGCGTTCGGGTGGCGACCACCTTTGCCGGGAGGACACGGCTTGCCCTTGTTGACGGGCACCTGCCCCTTTTCGAAGCAACCAGTGCGGCCCGTCCTCCAACCCTTGCGCTTGCGCAGCGAATGGAGGTTCACCGCGGACACGTCATTGCGCTGAAAAGCCGAGGAGAACTCTCGGTGATAATCGCCGATCGGCAGAGTGCGGTTGGCTTCAAGCCATTCCATCTCAGCGACGCTGTAGCGGATCCACTTGCCCTTCATTTCTCGGTCCCATCCGTGATGGCTTTGCCGTCGAGAGTTTCGGGCTGGCGGAAGATGGTCGGGAGCATCGGCTTGAAACGGTCGCCGTGGTTGGCAACCAAGGTCGCTGCCTTGAGAGACAGGTCGGAGTTGCGGATAAGCTGCTCGCTGACGGCTACGATTGCGTCGGTCCGCTTCACCTCTGTTTCGATCTGCTCGGCGGTCAGGCTTTCGTCGCTCAAACGCTCGAGCTGAGAAAACAGGTGGTTGTTCAAGTCGATGAGCCGGTTCTTCATGACAGCGCCTTTGGGTTCTCTTTGAGGGTTACGATCCATGCGAGGACGAGCGCGGCTTCTTTGCCTGGCTTGTCTTTGAGCCTCTCCTCGATTTCGGAAGCGGCGTAGAACAGGGCGTCGTCGCGTGTTTGGGCGAACCTTCCCCACTTGGGACCGACCCGATAACAACTGCCGAAGTTGTCGCAGTGAAAGCTGGCCGACCACATCCACAGCCCGTCCGCGTGCTGGTGCAGCTCGATCGTGGCGCGGTCCCATGCCAGACGCGGGTGCCTGAGCCGGTAAATGGCGTCCGGTTCACCTTGGATTACCCCTCCATGGGGGGTGACTGGCTTTCGGATCGCCGGACTACGTAGCGTGTCGAACAGGCTAAGCTGCTGCATCACTCGGCCTCATCCTTGAGCTCCGGCGCCAGATACTCGGCCCAATCCAGCCTACGGCCGGCGATCCGCTGCCACCTGCGTGCGAGCCGCAGCCGCACCGACGCGGGCAAGCTTCGCATCCAGCGCAACCAGACGGGCGCGCAGTTCTCTTTGTTCACGCTTGCTCTCCTCGATTTCGGCCAGACGCAGCGCGTCCATTTCCTCGGCGTCGATCCGCCGTGCGGTTCCTTCCCAGATCGAGCGCGCGCGCCGCTGGGTGAATTCTTTCTGGACGAAGCGATTGACGTACTTGCAGACTTCGAAAAATACGTTGTCGAGCTTGCCGTATCGCTCCAGGGGGAAGGCCCCCTTCATCAAGTCTCGTGCCTCTAAAACATCCGCACTCATGTCGTTGCCCTTGTTGACAATTCTCGCCTTGGGGCGAGACCCCAAGGGCTTGTCGTGAGTTCCCAACACCTTGTCGTTCTCCTGTGCGATCACTGGTCTCGTTCAAGGAGACGTTGATGCGCACAGGCATTACTTCCGAAGGAGAGGACGGCGCCGCGCCAACGGCTGCCAGTCCCTCCCAAGTCATTCCCTTCCGTAGAGCCGCCGCCGCATACGAAGGCTCTACTGCCGGTGACGATCCCTCGTCGTCACCGGCCATTCCCTTGGGTTCCGCTGTTCAGGCCGTGGTTTTGAAGCTGGCGAACAAGCGGATCCGGTTGAGAGTTGAGAGCCCCAGCCGGGAGGAGGAAGACTGGGGCTCTCTTTGATCGCGAGGGAGGAGGAGCCGCGATCAATCCAGGACGGGGCGAAGGCCGGAGCGAAGATCGCAAAGGATGATCTCGGCCAGTTCGTCGTCAGTAATTTTCAGGAATTTGTTTTCAGCGAGAGCATCACGGCGTTGCGAGATGAGGCGTCCGATCTCCTCGCACACCTCGCGCCAGAGAAAGACGCCGAGGATCGCGAGGCCACTGAAGCCGGCGAGCATAAACCACGCGGTCATGACAGCACCTCATCGAACATTGGCCGCTCAGAAGGTGCGTCACCGAAGATGGAAAAGGCCGATGAAATTTCGCAGTCCGGTTTGCCGAGGCGACGAGCTGCGCCGATACCGGCGATGCTCCCTGCCCGACGCAGCTGGACCGTGGTGTTTTTCCCGGTGAACTTCCGACCGTTGCGCCGTCCGTACTCATGAATGGCACTCACGGTGGCGCCGACATTCATTGCGATGTGCTTGGCGCTTATGTCGCAATCGATCCCGCCGTCGATCTGGGCGAGTTTTTGTTCCTTGGAGGCGCCGGCCCACCATGACGACTTCATCCCAATCATGCGAATTCCCTTTCGTTCGCCCGCAGGCACGTTCCGCAGTGAGTTCGGCCATAGCCGCCGCAGTTCTCTGGACGCTGGCAGTTGGGGCGCAGCGGAGAAGGTGGCTTGGTGAGGAAGGAAGGTGCAGGGGCCACAGCCGCAGCCGATGGCTCAACGCCGCCCTGCCGACGCCCGTCAGTCGGTCCGGCCTCGGAGGAGCGCTGACGGTCTGTCTCCGCTTCGGCCCTACTCACCGGATCAACGGTTGCGGTGCCCTTGGCCTCCGCGCCCTCCTCGGCTTTCGTCAGGAATTTCGTTGCCTCTTCAGGCGAATTCGGTTGCCCATTCACGTCCGGGCCAGACGGTTCGAGGTCGGGAACGCTCCCTTGAGCCATGTCGACGCTATCTGGTTTGGCGCCTCCTTCGTTCGTTGCGATCTCGGTATGCTTGGTGATGATGTCGAGGCCACCGTCGGAACGGCGTTCCTGGGCGTCTTCCCGCTCAATCATGATGTCGACGGCGGCAATCAGTGCCTTGCGGCCGGTCTCGGTCTGGACGCCGGCAGCGATCGTCTGCACGAGCTTGGCATCAACAGAACCGTCGAGGATTTCGCCCGTGTTCGGGTCGTACTGTTCCTCATGCGTATGCGTAGCAACCGCCGTGCCAGATGCGCGGTGATAAGCCTGCAGGTAGGTGTCGAAGTTCATTTCCTGTTCGGAAACGGCATCTTCGCCAGACTTCGCAATCTTGCGCAGATGGGCAACGAGCTTGCCCATGATGGTCTTGTCGTAGCCTTCAGATTTTGCCTCGGCGTAAACCTCGCGGATATCGTCGCCGAGCGTGTCTTGCTCTTCCTTCAAGCGGAGAACTCGGTCGATGTAAGCCTTGAGTTGCTTGTCGGCGCTCATCGGACCGCCTCCGGCTGCCCGCCGAAAACGTCCGGTCGCTGCTCATGCCGGGAGATGCCAGTGATGCGCTCGATGTCGAGCACACGTTCCGCAGGGACACGGTTCCAGGAGTACAAGGCCGTGTGCTTGATGCCGAGTTCACGTGCGAGCGAAACTACGCCCCCCGCCTTCTCTGCTGCTCTTTCGACGATCTCAATCATGTAAGTGAAGGTAAGCTACACTTACTCTTTATGTCAAGCGCTATGTAGGTGCTTTTTACGTAGGGGATAATTACAAACAGCGAATGGACACCATCGGCGAGAGAATCCGCGCTAGGCGCAAAGCGTTGAACATCACCCAGCAAGGCCTGGCTGAGGCATTCGGCATAAGCCGGGTGTCCGTGACGCTATGGGAGAACAACTCCACCTCGCCAGACCGCGACAAGATCTCTCGCCTTGCGGAAATCCTTGAGGCCGATCCGGAATGGCTTTTGACTGGGCAGGGAACCCCGCCCGCAGAGCCGCCAGAGATGTACCGGATGAGAATGGTTCGGGAGAGGGTTAGACCTTCAACGCCGAAGCCAAAGCCGAACGCAAGCTTTCCGCCACGCTGGCAGCCATTCCCGAGTGATGTCCGCATACCACTGCGCGGCCACATCGCAGCCGGTGCCAACGGCCGGTTCATTCTGAATGGGCAGGATATCGCCCATGTCTTCTGCCCGCCCGGCCTTGAAGGCGTCGAAGGGGCTTATGCGGTGCAGATCGAAGGAACATCGGGTGAGCCGCGCTTCTACCACGGCGAAACCGCGTGGGTGAACCCGCACACGAAGGTGCGCCAGGGCGACGATGTAATCGTGCAGATCCTTGGCGATGACGACGATGACGAGGTTTCAAGCTATCTCAAGCGCTTTGTCTCGCGCTCGGGGGATGTCCTTCGCCTCTACCAGTACAATCCTGGCAAAGGCGAAAGCCACGAGCTGGAGTTCCCAGCCGACAAGGTATTCAGCGTTCACAAGGTCGTATTTCACGCCATGCTTTGAAGCAGCTCGGCGCCCCGCCATGAAGGCCTGATGGTCAAGTTGCGGAACGCTGTCGGCATCTTTGGGCACTCGCTGCAGCGGATCTTCCTGCAGAGCTGCATGTAATTATGCACGCCCAGATCGGCGGCCTTCTGAAGGTTCGTCAGGTGAAGCACACGCGAGTGCCCACAATCATCACAAGCCACATAAACGCTTTCGAGCTCGACGACCAAACGAAGGGCGTCGGGATGATCTACGGGAGCACTACGCGACATTCTTCTCTCCTTTGTTCCTATTTTGTTCTCACAAAAACAGCAGGAATGCAGCCCAGAGTCGAGTCGCTTTTCTGAAATAATTTGCTTGCCACAAGAGCTAGCGGCCGAGCGCGGCCCCTGCCCATAGATATCTGCACGCCCCTCCCTGCCCCGTCAGGAACCGAGCTGCGCGTCAGAATTTCCGCTGCTTACTCCTTACCTTACGAGAAAAAGTAGGGCTTACCTACATTCGATATTGACGAGTAAGGTAAGTTGCGCTTACATTCCTTACATCAGCAAAGACGCTGACGAGAGGACGAAGCGATGATCAGCAAATCGGCAGTGATGAAGGAAGCCTGGGTTCAGTACCGGCTTGCGCTCGCCGAGAACGCAAAGCGCTTCACCCCCTACGAGAATTGCACCTTTGGCGAATGCCTGCGTCTGACGTGGCAGGCAATGAAGCGCGCGGCGAAGCGTTCGGCTCCGGTTGTTCCGGCTGCGAACGTGGAGCGCGTGACCCGCCTTCGTCAAGAAATCGAGAACCTGAATTACCGGCCGTTCCGCATGCCGATCGCGGCAGAGCGCGCAGCTTTGGAAGCAGAGATCAACAGGCTGTCGGCCTGATCACCGAGGGATTTAACATGCCGCAAATCAGCGAAGACGTATTGAAAGTATTGGACGCAGCGACCCTTGAAGGCGCGAAGGTCTTTTTGACCGGCGCACTGGACCGCAAGCTCTACACCGAGACAAACAAGGTTCTCGAAGCGGCTGGCGGCAAATGGAACCGCAGCGCGAAGGCGCACGTGTTTGACGGCGACGCTGCAGACGCCTTGGAACCCATCATCCTGACCGGCGAGTACAGCCGCACGAAGCAGGATTTCGGGCAATTTGACACCCCGATGGACCTCGCAACGAACGTTGCCATCATCGCCCGCATCGAAGCAGGGATGCAGGTTCTTGAACCAAACATCGGGGTCGGCAACATTGCCTTTGCAGCCGAGCGCCAAGGCGCCGTCATCACCGGGTTTGAAATCGATGTCGCACGCGCAGCGAAAGCTCACGCGGTCCTGCCAAAGGCTACCATCAAGGTAACTGACTTCCTGAGAGAAGCCGCTGAACCGCGCTTCGACCGCGTCGTTATGAACCCTCCCTTCGCCAAGCAGGACGACATTCGGCACGCGCTCCACGCACTGCGGTTCCTTAAGCCCGGTGGCCGGCTGGTCGCGATCATGTCTGCCGGCGTGATGTTCCGCGAAAACAAGCTGAGTTCGGAATTCCGCGACCTCGTCGAGCAAAGCAGCGGCTCAATCGAGCGTTTGCCTGAGGGGGCATTCAAGGCCTCCGGCACCTCGGTCAACACCTGCATCGTCACCATCAACGCCTGATCCCCTTCGGCGTCGGCCTTCGGGCCGAGTTCGAAAGTGATCTTCCACCGAGGAAACGAACAATGCTCACCTCCTCCAACATGCGCACGATCATCGCCGCCATCGGCTGCGTCGAGCGTGAAGAAATCGAAGTTGCCGGCGAGATGTCGGACAAGCGCTGGCGGGACTTCCAGACTGACCCGCACCGCACGTTCATGAAGCTGAACGACGAGCAGCAGGCCGCTGTCACCGAGATCGTGAACCGCCGGATTGCAATGGGGCACAACTCTGCTGCTCGCCGCGACTTCGCAAGTGTCGAAGGGGCGCGGCTCTAATGGAACGCGCGGTCTCCTACGCCTGCGACCCGGCCGCCCGATACTGCGAATGCGGCCAGTGCCAGCTTCCGCCGGCACGCAACATCGATCTGGACGCGCTCGCCGGGTTCAACCGCGCGTACTACGCCACCGCATATTTCCTTCTCCTCCTGTGCGCCCTCCTCGCCTTCATGGCGATTGGGTTTGTGAACACGGAGGAAGTCCACCGCGAAATCGTCAAAGCCAGGAGCGTCTGACATGGATGTCACGTCCACTTCCACCGACCTGATCATCGCTCTGCCGGTGAAGGCAGATGTCGCCACCTTCACCGATGAGAAGGCATTCGAGGACCTTTACGAGAAGATCGTCAAAAAGGTCGGTGAACATGTCCCCGACGTCTCGACGAAGGTTGGCCGCGATGCCATCGCCTCTCTCGCCTACAAGGTCGCCCGGACCAAGACGACCTTGGACAAGCAGGGCAAGGATCTTACCGAGGAGTGGCGCAAGAACACGTCCAAGGTCAACGCCACGCGCAACACGATCAGTGAACGCCTTGAGGCCCTGCAGAAGACAGTCCGCCAGCCGCTGACCGACTGGGAAGTCGCGGAAGATGCACGGATCGATAAGCATCAAGCCGCACTGGATACGCTGCTGTCGCATGTGACGCTCACGGTTCGCCCCTCGGAAGAACTGCGCACCATGCTCGCCAGTGTTGACGCCACTATCGTCGACGATAGCTGGGACGAGTTCCGCGATCGGGCCGATCTGGCGAAGGCGGACGCCCTCGCCGCGCTAACCAGGCTTATCGCCATCGCTGAGAAGCAGGAAGCCGACGCCCGCGAACTGGCAGAGCTGCGCGCCGAACGTGAAGCCCGCGAGGCAGCCGAACAGGCCAAGCAGGACGAGGAAGCACGCGCCGAGGAGGAGCGCCAAGCCGAGCAACGCCAGAAGGAACAGGCGGAACGGATTGAGCGCGAAGCCCGCGAGCAGGCAGAGCGCGACGCTCAGGCCCGCATCGATGCCGCCGAAAAGGAAGCACGCGAAGCCAATGAACGCGCCGAGCGGGCAGCAGCAGACGAGCGCCAGCGGATCGCCGACGAGCAGGCCGCCCAGGTTGCCGAACAGCAGCGCCGCGAAGCGGACATCGAGCACCGCCGCACGGTCAACAACACCGTCGTCAACGCCCTCGTCGCCTGCGCCGAGATCAGCCCAGACCAGGCCAGGAAGATCGTTGCCCACATGGTCAGCGGTCTGATCCCCAACGTCACCTTCCACTACTGAGGAGCACGCCAGTGAACGCTGTAGCGAAGCATGAAATCGCAATGCAGGACGAAACAAGGCTCGTCCCTGCCAATGACGCGCCCATGAACTCAATGTTCGAGCGCGTCCTCCTCGATCCAAATCTCCCCATGGACCGGGTGGAGAAGTTGCTTGAGATGAAATACCGCGACGAGGACCGTCAGCGTGAACAGTTGCGCGAAGACCGCGAGAATGAGGCAAAGACCGCCTACTTCTCCGCAATGTCGGCCTGCCAGAAAGAGCTTCCGGTCGTCACGAAGAACAAGCGCAACAGCCACACCAACTCGAACTATGCCGACTTGGCCGCGATCGAAGATCAGGCCATGCCGATCATTTACGCCCACGGCTTTGGCGTTTCATTCCAGCCCGACGGCTACAACGACTTGGGCGAATTGCTGATCAAGTGGGAAATCTCTCACAGCGGCGGATACGTCCGCAATGGCGTCGGCGCTATCCCGGTTGACGGCGCTGGCGCCAAGGGTGGCGTGAACAAGACCGGCACGCAGGCCTTCGGCAGCACTGCCACCTATGGCCGCCGCTATCTCCTCTGCATGCTCTTCAACATCAGCACCGGCGACGACAACGACGGGAACCGCCCCAAGGGACCGGCCGGCCCAGTGAGCGAGGTGCAGGCCACACAGCTGCGCCAGAAGGTCGACGACGCGGGCGCCGACATCGAGCGCTTCTGCAAGCGCTGGCACATCGGAGCCATCCCGGAAATGCCGGCGGCCAAGTTCGACGAGGCCATCGCCTCACTCGACCGCTTTGCCCAGCAGAAAAAACAGCGCCAGACCGAGGAGCAGAACAATGGATGATATGGTTCAGGGTACTGCCGAATGGCACGCAATGCGCCTTGGCAAGGTGACCGCCTCGCGCGTTGCCGACGTCATCGCCAAGACGAAATCAGGCCCGTCAGCCTCCCGCGCGAAATACGCGGGCGAGCTGATCGCCGAACGGCTCACGGGCTCGCCGGCCGAACGCTTCAGCAATGCCGCTATGGCCTGGGGAACCGAGCAGGAGCCGGAAGCTCGAAAGACCTACGAGTTTTATCGCGACACAGATGTCGTTCAGGTCGCTTTCGTTTCTCACCCAGTGATCGGCGATAGCGGCGCATCTCCTGACGGCCTCGTCGACGTTGACGGGCTTCTGGAAATCAAATGCCCGGAAACCCACACCCACATCGAAACCCTTCTCAACAAGGAAGTGCCGTCGAAATACGTCACGCAAATGATGTGGCAGATGGCCTGCACAGGCCGGAAGTGGTGCGATTTCGTTTCCTACGATCCGCGCTTGCCGGAATCGATGCGGTTTTTCTGCAGGCGTGTCCATCGCGACGACGCGCTGATCGCCGAGCTTGAGAGAGACGTTGTCGCGTTCCTCAATGAAGTCCGCGGCAAGGTGATCGAGCTTCGCCGGCTCTATGAGGAGCCGAAAGCCGACGCGCCTGCAGAACTGCTTATGGCGGGTTAGTCATGGCAACCAACAACCGGATCGTGGAAACCGAACAGGCCCGCGAAATGCTGCTTCGCTTCGTGAAGGAGAGGAAACTCCCCTTCACCGCAAGCGTCACCGACGGCAAGCACCGGACCAGCGACCAGAACCGGTTGCAGCGCCAGTGGGTGCTTGAGATCGCCGCCCAGCTGGGTGACCAGACACCGGAAGAGGTGCGCGGATACTGCAAGCTGCACTTCGGCGTGCCGATCCTTCGCAACGAGAACGACGTGTTCAAGGCCGAATATGACGCCGTGATCATGCCGCTGCCCTACGAGCACAAGCTCAAGCTGATGATGGTCCCGTTCGACTTCGGCGTGACCCGGATCATGACGACGCGCCAGAAGACGGCGTTCCTCGACACGATGCACCGGCACTATTCCGAGCAGGGCCTCGTCCTCACCAATCCCGAAGATTTGAAGCGGAGAGCCGCATGAACCCGAAGCTTCTTCATATCCTTCAGCATTCCCTCGGCGCCGATGAGTACGGTCGTGGCGGCGGTTATCGCGACCATTTCGTCACCGGCGAAGGCAGCAAGGACCATTCGGATTGCATGGAGCTCGTCGAGGCGGGTTTCATGACGCGCCGCGCCAACATCGAGATGTACGGCGGTGATGACTTTTTCCGTGTCACGGAAGCCGGCAAGGCAGCGATGCTCCGGCACAGCCCCCAGCCGCCGAAGCTCACGAAAGGCCAGCAGCGATATCAGGACTACCTCGATGCGGATTGCTCCATGACCTTCATCGAGTACCTCAAGTATCGCGATGCACGCGACAGGAGGGCCGCATGACCATCAGCCGCTCAATCAGCGTTTACATCAGCGAAGAGGCCGCCAAGCGCCTTACCCTAATCTCCACCGAGACAGGACGGCTCGTCGAAGAACTCGCCGAATGCTCGATCGAGGAGGCGGCGCTCGATTACTTCCGCCATCGCAAGGACGATCCGGCGAAAGGCGGTGCAGCATGACGCCGAACGAATTCCGCGCCGAGCTCGTGAAGATCATGCCTGGCTATTCCTGGACGGTCCACAAGACGCCGAAAGGCATGAGCCACCTCAAGGCCACCGGCACACAAAGCAGCGGCTTCAATCGCCTCTCAACGCTTTCCGTCATCCGCAGAGAGCGCGATGGCCAAGTTTCCTATGAAGCCAAGTCCGCCGGCTACGGTCTACGGGCTAAGTGGCTCCACACCAATACGGATGCTTCGCTCGCTAGAGCGCTCCGCGGCCTTCAGGACCACTACGAGTACACCGCGAACACCTACAGGAGCCACGCCAGCGCCCTGAAGGTCGGTCGGCAGGTGGAAGGCGGTGCGGCATGAGCTTCGATGATTTCCACTCCGGGCGCACGATCAAAGCCACCCGCAAGCCGCACGAATGCGAGCATTGCGGTCGCCAGATCGAAGTTGGGTCGCCAGCCGAATACGGCTCCGGAAAGTACGACGGGTATTTCTACACCCACTATCAACACATCGAATGCCGAGAGGCTGGGATCGGCTACGCCAAAGAAACAAGTCTCTGGGGCGAAGAGTTCACATGGTTCCAGCACGCCGACAGCGACCAGCGTGACGATATCGGCGAGTGGCTGCTTGAGCATCACCCGATTGTGGCCGAGCGGATCAACTACCAGCGCGAAGAGGTGGCGTGATGTCGAGCCGACAGCAACGCCTAGCCGCCCGTTCCATGGAACGCCGTGGCCTTCGCGGTGACTGGGGAACGTGGCGCACCACCAACCTGCCCGACGGCATCCCCGGCGGCAACGGCTGGTGCAAGGAAGTCCGTCATGCCCAGGCGAACAACATCTATGTCGTGTTGATCCGGCCATTCGTCGACGAGAACGGCGCCGAGGTCGTGCACTGCGCAATTCGGACCGCTTCGAACCTCGAACCGCCGTGGCGCGATATGCAGCGGATCAAGAACGAGCTCTTCGGTCGCGAGGCGACCGCCGTGCAGGTCATGCCGCCCCAATCGGAGCTGATCGACGAGGCCGACATGTACCACATGTGGGTTCTGTCGGATCGGCTCCCCTACAGCCTGTTCTATCGGAGTGCGTCATGAACACCATGATTAACCTCCTGTCCCTCTGCATAGCTGGCGGGCTCATCACATCGGCCATCCGAAAATTCCTCGAAGGGAAAGATGTCACATCAGCCGTCAGGCTCGGCATCGGCCTCTACGTCCTGTTTCTCACCGCAACGGTCATCGTGCCATGAGGTCTCTCCCCGAATGGATCGGCAAGACCGACGACCACCGCGCGCCAGATAAGGTTCGCGACCGGATAATGGCTCGGGACAAAAACTGCTGCCACCTTTGTAGCCGCGAAATCGGCCCGGGCGAAAAATGGGATCTAGATCACGTCAAGGCGCTGATCAACGGCGGCGAAAACCGGGAATCCAATCTACGGCCGTCGCACCGGAAATGCCACATCGAGAAAACCGCTCAAGACGTGGCCGAAAAGGCGAAGGTCGCGGCGATCAGGAAGAAGCATTTGGGGATCACCGCCCCGAAGCAGACGATGAAGTCCGCGCCGTTCCCAAAATCCGAAAAGGCAGCCCGGCGCTCGCCGAAGCCTTCCCTGCCCCATCGCCCGTTGTATCAGGAAGCAAAGCCATGACCGAAACCAGCAACAACGCCATCAGCAGAGAGCTTCTCGGCAAGATCGTAGATGAAGTTTTCGACGGGGCTATCGAAGACGCTGGCGTGATCGAGGAAATCTACGCAGTGATCGCCCGCGACATGAACGACCGAGCCGCCCTCTCCTTCCGCTCCGCTGAAGCAGGCAAGCCGGTGGCCAGTACGCACGAGGAGCGTATCGCTCTGGCGACAGCGCTGACGTGGGACATCAACATCATCACGCCGGAGGACGTGCGCGAAATCCTCGCAAGGCTTGCCGGCCTTGGTTTCGAGTTGCGCCGCCTCGCCCCCCGTTGGCAGACAGTGAACCGGAAAACGTACCGGATGGAGGACCATCGAAATGACTTGGGCTAGTGGTTTAGACGCGCAATCTCTTTTTCAGCGTCGAGAAGCTCTGCCTCCCAATACTCGAGGTCTTCTTCGGTCGCTGGCAAGGGCAAAGCGTTGGCTGCGTATGCATCCAACATTGCTCGAGCCGTTTTCAATCGTGAAACGGCGAGATTTCTCAAAAGGGTTAGAACAGAATTGTTTTGGTCGTCCTCAGTCATGCGGTCCACTTCGATTCCGGTTCCAGCCACTCGCTCTGACAGAGGTCAAGGAGCTAAACCCTACTCCCCATCCTCAATCAACCATTGTTTCCACACGGCAAGGCTCGCAAACACCTCAGTCGACGGCCAGTCGGGAGAAGGTTCGTAGCTCCAAGTCAGATGCACTTGCGCATACGTCCGATCGGGGATCCGAAACAGGAAATCGTCTCGACCTTGCTTTCGGGCCAAAGCCTGCACCTGGACCCCGTGTAATACATGAGCTTCGCAAAGCTCTCGCTTTAGTTCGTTTTCAATACGGGTTGCGCTCTCCCTTAAAAGGAAGTGCCAATCGGCGGGCAGATCATTCGTCATGCCCTACAACTAGCCGTAAGGGGGCGGGAAATGCAACTGCGCGCTCCCTCGAGTCGGAACACCTTTGGATCGTCAAGCCGGACGAGGTGCAGCCATGACGCCCGAATCATCTAGCAACCCGCTGTTGCTCAACAGCGAGCAGGCAGCCAAGGCCCTGAACGTCTCGACCAAGACCTTGCGCGAATTCGTGAAGGCTGGCGATATAGCCTTTGTGCCGAGGGGAAGAGGCACCACTAAGCCCCGCCTCGGATTTCACATGGACGATATCAACGACTTCATAAAGAGCCGGAGAGACCGCGCGTGTCCGTCTACAAGCATGCCAAAAGTCCGTTCTACCAATACGACTTCCAAATCAACGGTCGTCGCTTTCTCGGATCTACAAAGGCTCGGAATAAGCAAAAAGCCCAAGAGATAGAACGGCAACTGAAGGCACAGGCCAAGAAGGACCTGGCCGACGAAGCGCGGACGGGCAACGTCCCCCTGACGATCGACCTTGCCGCCGGCCGGTATTACACCGAAGTCGGGCAGTACCACGCCTGCAGCGCCGACACCTATCGAGCGCTGGAACGGCTTGTAAGCTTCTTCGGGAAAGATAAGCGGCTGTCCGACATCACCGACGGCAATGTCACCGCGCTCACCACCTGGCGGCGACAGCAGCAGCGATGGGGCAAGAAGGAATACAAAGACAAGCGAGAGATGCCGACGGTATCGCCCGCCACCGTCAATCGCGACACAACCGCAGTTCTCAAGAAGCTTTTCACGCGGGCAAAACTGACGTGGAAGTATCATTTCCCGTCCGAACCGAATTGGAAGACCCACTGGCTGAAAGAAGCCGATGAAAGGGTGCGTGAGCTTCATTTGGAGGAAGGCCATAAACTGGACGAGGCAGTCAGGGCCGACTACGAGCCATGGCTAGAGTTTGCACGCATCACCGGTCTACGTCGCCGAGAAACGCTGATCAGATGGTCCGAGGTGAATTGGTTCGCAAAGCGCATCACCAAGTTGGGCAAAGGAAGCCGGAAGGTTACGACACCGATCACGCCTGAAGTTTGGGCCATCCTCGAGCCCCTAAAGGGCCACCACGATGAATGGGTTTTCACCTACGTCGCCAAACGCAACAGCAAGGGAAAGACCAGGGGCCAACGCTATCCGATCACGTATTCCGGATCGAAGTCCGAATGGCAGCGCACCCGCAAGCGTTCTGGGATCGAGGATTTCCGTTTTCACGACATTCGCCACGATGTCGCGACGAAAGTCCTTCGGGCGACTGGCAACCTTAAGCTAACGCAGAAGGTGCTGAACCACGCGAGCATGAAGACTACGGCTCGTTACGCACACGTACTGGACGAGGAAGTTGCGGACGCATTAGAGAAGGTCGCAAAATCCCGGAAAAAGTCCCGGACCAGCGGAACAGACGTCGCGTAACTCTCTGTAAAATAGGCGCAAAATCGGAAAGCGCGTCCATTCCTTCTAAGCAGGTTGTCGCAGGTTCGAATCCTGCAGGGGTCGCCACCACTTTTCCATCTAGTTGATACTCTTGGTCTTACCTGAAATTGGGTGCGACCAAAGACTGTGCGCCAACTGTTCTCACCTCGCCGCATGCTGTCGGCATAGGGCTAAGCTGGCGCGCCGCCAGGCGAGACAATCGATGAGGCCGACACGGCCGTCCCAATCAGCTGGGCGTCGACTACAGCGCACACGTTATCGAGGCGACCCTACATCGCGTCGCACCGACTCTCGGCTGGCGCTGAGCCGCAGCTGCTCGTTTCCTCATGCTGAACGATCGGGCGCTCAGGGAACTGGTGGCGGGTGCGCGATCCCCTGGTAGTAATCACCTTCACCGGGCCCCATGAACTCATTCGTATAGCGTTCGCGTTCGTCACCCAACGTCCGGGCCGGCGGACGGTAGTAACCGTAAGCGCCGTACATCGGCATCGGCTCCACATACACATTGCCCGTCGGCATGGGATCAACATAGACGCCGCCGGGTGCAGGCTCGTAATAGTAGTTGTCGGCAAAAGCCGGTGCGGTGTTCCCGGCCAAGGTGACGACAAATGCGACGCATGACATTTTCGTAGAAATTCTCAT